AGATACGGAACTGTGACTGGAGTTCAGACGTGTGCTCTTCCGATCTTGATGAACGTCGAACTAAGCCGGCTTTGCACTTTCCACTCTGTAAAAGAGTTTTGTCCGATTTCAGTTCGCCTCGTGCGAATCATGTTCGGCTCCAGAAACGGCTCCGGCCCCGACTCCCTAACCCGCCAGATAGCCCGCACTCAGTGGCTGCTCGATCGTATAGATGCCCGCCTAGCCTGGGATGACTACTGCAAGTTATCCAAGTCACTGCGGCGAGCTTGGGACAAGGGCCGGCAGGCTGACAAGTTGGAGGCTATCGCATGAACGCAGCAACGGAAATGCGAAAAGCCATCAGCGATCTAACGCTAATCGAACAGCTAGCCGAAGTGGGGCAAACCTTGGCATGGGCGATTGGTCGCGGCGATTGGGAGCAAGTGATGGTAGCCAAGGAGGTGCTAGGCGACATCCGCGTGCGGCTTCACTTCAAAGGAATTCAGGACGTTATAGATCGCGAGCAATGGCGGCAGGGCAATCGTCCTGTAGACGTAAACCAAGAGGCAGGGTAGATGGCAGCAAAACGAAAAACAAGTGAGCCCTACACAATTGAAAAGGGCGTCGAGCGACAAGGCCCGAGTAGCCTGAAGGGCAACTCCAAGTACCCATTTGCAAAAATGAATATAGGCGATTCTTTCACATTCCCTGAGATACAACGCGCCGCCATCGCGTCGGCGGCTTCCAATTTCTCCAAACATCATAGCGGCTTCAAATTCTCGACGACCAAAGATCGAATCTGGAGGATCAAGTAGATGGCATCACGAGGCATTAACAAAGTAATTCTGGTGGGCTCTCTTGGGCAAGATCCCGAAACCAAGTACCTACCGTCAGGCTCGGCGGTGTGCAACTTCAGCGTTGCCACTTCGGAAAGCTGGAAGGACAAGCAGACCGGCGAACAGAAAGAGCAAACAGAGTGGCACCGGATAGTTGTCTTCAACCGGCTAGCCGAGGTCTGCGGCGAATACCTGCGAAAAGGCTCAAAGGCCTACATCGAGGGCCAGCTACGTACTCGGTCCTGGGAGCAAGACGGCGTGAAGCGGTACAGCACGGAGATTGTGTGTCGCGATATGCAGATGCTGGACAGCAGAGGCGGTCAGCAGGAACGAGCGCCGCAGCAGAAGCGATCCATGCCACTGGATGACGGCTTCGGGAACGACGACTTTAGCGACGATATCAGCTTCTGATGAATACAGCCGAGCGATGCATTGCAGCCTACGCAGAAGCCAAGCACCTAAAGCTTGCCGCCAAAATAGTTGGCATTCCGTGGCAGACCGTTTACTGGCATCTGAGGAAACAGGGAGTGCCGGTTACCGGAGACCGGTCTAGGTATGGCAGCGAGAGTGATCGTCTTGGTGCTCATGGCGAACGGTTGTTCATGAAGCTCGTACCCCAAGCCGTTGATCACAACTTGGAGATGTTCCAGCCAAAGGTCGACTTCACGGTTGGTGATGTAACGGTTGATGTCAAGACGGCTTCTTTGCGAGGTGGGCGATGGTCGTTCTCCGTAAAGAAGCAAAAGCTCTATTGCGATTTCTTCGTGATGTTTGCGCTGAGTTCCGACAAAGAGCATGTGGCATCCCTGATGATCCCGACAGAAGTCCTGTCTCACCACCAAACAATTTCACTCTCCAACAACCGCCGTGGGAAGTGGTGGGATTTCCATATCACCAATCCAGAAATTCAAGCCTTCTTTGAAGAGGTAGTGGCATGAGCGAAGCAAACGAACTAATACAGCAGGAAACAACGGCAGCGCCTGGCACTGGCCCGGTAACAGTGGTCGAGCACAATCCGCTGTCCATGATCAGCGCAGCCATTGCGAACGGCACAGACGCCAGCATTATCGACCGGCTGTTGACGATGGAACGCGAACACCATGCAGAGCAGGCGCGGCGCGAGTTCTTCCAAGCTATGGCGCGTGCTAAAGCTAACTTCGGCGTAGTCCGCAAGTCTGGCGTCAGCACGCAGCACGGTGTGCACGCAACGCTACACGATGTCATCACCGCAGTAACGCCCGCCCTATCGACTGAAGGTCTGTCTTTGTCCTGGCCGGTAAACCAGAGCGAAGGCGGAATCACAGTGTCGTGCGTGATATCTCATCGCGACGGACATTGCAGCGACCCGGTATCGCTTACGGCGCCGGCAGATACCAGCGGTTCTAAGAATGCCGTTCAGGCAATCGGCAGCACTGTGCACTACTTGGAACGGTACACAGCCATAGCGGCGCTGGGCTTGTCGGCTACTGACGTTGACGACGATGCAGCGCATGCCATTGCCAGTTACGAGGATGTAGCACAGGCGCTAACAGCGCTGGAGCTGTCCGCATCCTACGGCATGGAGTCATTGGAGAAGGACTGGAGCGAAATTCCCAAAGCCATCAAAGCGCAATTGCTACCAGAAAAGAAACGCCTGGGCCAGTTAGCGCGTGAAGCTGATGCGGTTCCGGCAGAGGCGCCATGATCGAACAAGGCACCAACGAGTGGCACGAGCAGCGGCTAGGACTGATCACCGCCAGCCGCTTTGCTGACATTCTGAAGAATGGCAGGGCTAAGGGCTCGCCATCGTTAACGCTGCACACCTACGCGCGCCAGTTAGCCGCGGCAAGGTTGACCGGCAATCGGATTCCGTCAGCAAGCGTTGCAGCTACGCGACACGGTACGAAGCAAGAGCCGAAGGCAATCATGGCCTACGAGGAACGCACAGGCGCGTTTGTAGAGCCGGTGGGCTTCGTTCGGCATGAGTCTTTGCCCTATGTCGGGTTCAGTGCTGACGGCCTGATAGGCGATGACGGAGGGCTAGAGGCGAAGTCGCCATTTAGTCCGGAGCGTCACTTGCTCAACTTGCTCGAACGCTGCGTACCTCGTGAGTACATGCCCCAGGTTCAGGGCTCGCTGTGGATATCTGGCCGCAGGTGGTGGGACTTCATCAGCTATAACGAAGCGTTCGAGCCGCCGCTAGATCTGATGGTCGTTCGGGTTGAGCGTGACGAAAAGATGATTGCGCTAATTGAGGAGCGATGCATCTATGTCGAGTCGCTGGTGCTGCAATACATCGAACAGGTGCAGTCAGGCATAGACCCGCTACTGGTTGAGTCGGTCGCATGAAACCAATTACGAAGAGCCGCAAAAAGGAAGACAAAGCCAGGCGCCTTCGTGATGAGGACTACTGCCCTACGCCGCGCAAGCATTGTTACTTGAGCCGTGAGCACGCAGAACGGGCTAACAGAAGATCAACGCCAGATCTTGAATCCTACGCCTGCAAGTGTGGGGCATGGCATCTGGCTACTAGAAGGAGTGTTTGAGTTGAGCAGGTTTTTAAGAATTGGGGATGCGGTTATACGAAAGCGCGCAATCGTGGCGGTCTCGCTTGACGATAGATCGGTTACTTTCGTCTTGTCGAACCGCGAATGGATAAAAAACAATTACGAATCGCGTGAGGTCGCATCGAAGGCATTCGATGAATACTCAAGAAAGTTGCGCCAATGAGACAGCAGACCTACATCATCGACGGCAGCAGCGATCTAGTACTACAGAACGCTAAGGGCCATCTACTGGCCGCTATGGCAGATGCCAAGGGAGCCAGGCGTGCTTACGCGGTCAACATCAAGCGGCACGTCAAGAAGCGCAGCACCGATCAGAACGCGCGGTACTGGGCGATCCTGGGTGAGATATCCGACTGGGTGAACGAGTACTACGGATCAGGGCTAACGCCTGAAGACGTTCATAACAACATGAAAGCGCGGATCTTGGGTATGCGCCAAACACCGATTGGTGCGATCCCTAAATCCACAACGGATCAAGACACGATGTCATTCTCGGATTACTGCGACAAGGTGCAAGCTGTTGCGGCTACTGAGTGGGGCGTTGTATTTGAGGTAGGGGAATTATGAGCAGATCAGGATATAGCGAAGACCTCGACAACTGGGATTTGATCAGGTGGCGCGGCGCGGTTGAGTCTGCAATGAAAGGCAGACGCGGACAGGATCTACTGCGCCAACTGCTGCACGCGATGGATGAGCTCGAAGACAAGCGGCTTGCCGGCAGCACGCTACAGGCGGAAGACGGCACGTTTTGCATGCTGGGATTGGCGGCACACGCGAAGGACGTTGACGTTTCCGATCTGGTGCCGGACAACTTCGATCCAGACTACTACGACGACTTCCCGGCAGAAACGCTTGCTAAGCGGCTAGACATAGCTCCTGCAATGGCGAAGGAGGTCATGTTCATGAACGATGAAATATTCGTGGGAACGCAAGAGAGTCGTTTTGACATGGCCCGCAATTGGCTGGTGAAGAACATTCGAGACGATGCAGTTTGAGAAAGCCCCCGAAGGAAACCCGGCTAGAACGCACGGTTCGCGAGCTGCCAAAGAGTAACGACCAACTGCCCTGCACGCTTCGGGTTGCTGAGGATTGCACAGGCAGGGCGGGCATGGTCTGCCACGTTCGCAGAGGGCATGCGGGCATGGGCACTAAAGTCGCAATGACCGCCTCGTACCTGGGCTGCTATTGGTGCCACCTGGTCGAGGGCGCGCACAAGGCATCTGATGAAGACATTCTGAGAGCTGTTGTTGAATCGCAGGCGTACTACTGGAGCGTGATAGACAAATGATTGAAGAGCTGAAAGGACTGCTAGACGTACTAGCGCAAACCCCAAGCATGGCGATTTACGGACTGCTGATATTCGTGGGCTGGAAGTTGATTGTTTATCTGTCCACGGCAGGCTCAATCTTGTATGTACTCAGACTCGCGATTGAGCGGCTGCATGATTACATGATCAAGCCAAAGGTGATCCGGCGCGAGGTTGACTGGCGCAGTCGAGGGATCGTCTTCATAGAAACGGAAAACAGCGTCGCGCAGACCCTGTCTCACATACTTGTGAAGGACATTTACTTCCACGAGCACCATGCGGATTGACTGTCTGAAGCGGTCAGCGAAAAGCTCAAGCGAGACGGTAACTCGGAAATTGGCGGCGAGTGGTGGGAGTCGAAGCGGAAAGAGGCACGATGAGCAGACAACACCCCTACCACTGCAAGCATGGCAAGGTGATAGACCCTGGTCATGATTCGTTTGGGCTTGAGGCTGAGGAATGTGTGGAGTGTCATCGCGGCGCTAGTGGCTGGCGCAAGAAGACGAATACGGTCAGGCGTCCCCAAACTGTTGCGAACAGTACTCGTTTAAGACTTACCTGGGGCCGCTCGTTGCCGTGTCAACGTTTACCGGCGACGCGCGAATGACAGGGCGCGCAGATAAAGTGCAAGCCGCCTTTGCAGCCCACTGGAATGCGATGCCCCGCGCTAGTGGCTGGATATCGGTAGAGGATCGGTTGCCGCCGTTGAGCGACACCAAATTAAGATACACAGTTGTCCAGTTGGCCCCCGACGGCCCGTCGTATTCCGCAGTAAGGGATTGGGGTGGCGGAGACTGGGGGGCGGGATTTTGGGAGGAATGGTGGGAACACGTCACGCACTACCTGCCGCAACCATTACCGGAGCTGCCGAAGTGAAGATCATCAGCGACATATCGCAGATCAAGGCGCTAACCCGGCGCGGCCAAAGAGCGTCCGTGATCAAGGAGCTCAAGCGGCGCAAGATACGGCATGAGGTCGCACACGATGGCTGGCCGGTGGTGTACATCCCCGAGGCTACTGACCTACCCTCACGGGCTAGGCCCAATCTACAGGCCCTCAGAGAGGTGCGCGGCAAGTGAAAAAGTCAGGCTGGCCGGCACGATGGGAACAACGTGGCAACCGGATCATGTACCGGACCACCAAAGCACAGCGCGAGCAACACGGCTGGCCGCTGCGCCTGAAGCTGGGCTACGACGAAACCGAAGCCTATCGGACCTACTACCAGCTAATGGGCAAGGGTATCGTTGTCCCTCGCACCATCGGCGATGCAATCAACATCTACATTGCCAGCGACAAGTTTGCGTGCCTGAAGCCAAAGACTCAGATTGAGTACCGACGCAGCCTGAAGCGGCTGGGAGCGATGTTCGGCGATATAGCGCCTGGTGACTGGCTTCCCAAGTTCGGCTATGACTACCTTGAGGCAACCACAGACTCACCTGTCCAGGCTAACCGGGATCTGGCTACGTTTAGCAACGTGATGAAGGTGTGCGTCAGGGCTGGCGTGATCGCCCGCAATCTAGTGGGCGAGGTCGAGCGCAACAGGGAATCACCGCGCGACCGCTATGTATCCGACGATGAGCTGGCAGCGTTCCTGACCCACTGCTCGCCGAAGCTGAAGCTGTGGTTTGACTTGAAGCTGTTGACCGGCCTACGCCAGGGGCAGATGCGCGCGCTGCGTATGTCTGACTGGCGTGATGGTGAACTGTGGGTGCCGGCAGCTAAACGAGGCAGGAACAACGTGTACGGCGGTCCAGGGCTGGCGCAAACCGTGAAGGCTATCGTAGATGAGTATCACGGTGAGACGCCGCGTTCTATCTGGCTGTTCTGCACCCGCTCAGGGACTCAGTACAGCAGCAGCGGCATACAGTCGATCTGGGTACGCGCCATGCGCAAGCACGTAGAGGCAGGCGGTCTGGCGTTCACGGAACATGATGTACGCGCCAAAGTCGGTAGCGACTCCGGAAGCCTGGCAGAAGCGCAGGAACGGTTAGCGCACCAGTCTGCCAGCACCACGAATCGGGTGTACCGTAGGGGTCCGCAGCGGGTGTCAGTGTTGGATAAGGGGCACGACCGTGTTTAGAGCGTGCCCCTTATTGGTCAATAATCAACCACTGCGGTTCGCGCAAGTCATTGATTCTATTGGCTCCGCCTGCTGGGCTCGAACCAGCGACAAGCTGATTAACAGTCATTTGCTCTACCAACTGAGCTAAGGCGGAATACTGTCTTTTTGGACAGGCGCGCATTTTATGGCTAGGGGCGGGGTGAGTCAACCTTGAGCGCGGGGTTTTTCCGATAATCGACGCCCCACCTAGTCGTGGCTCTGGCGCGCACGACTTTGGCTATATTTGCGCGCAGGGCTAGGTATAATCCTTGCTCAATTTCGTTGGAGATATCTGGGTGAGTGCAGCGACCAAACCACTGCAGGTAGTCAGCAGTTACCAACCGGCGGGCGATCAGCCGGGGGCCATTGCCGGACTCGTCGAGGGGCTCAACAACGGCTTGGCCGCGCAGACGCTGCTGGGTGTGACCGGCTCGGGCAAAACCTTCACCATCGCCAATGTTATCGAGAAACTACAGCGCCCGACCATTGTATTGGCGCACAACAAAACCTTGGCGGCGCAGCTCT